ACACTTTACTTATGGAAATCATTGCATTTGTAGAATCCGATGACTGTGGACCCGCAGCGATTTTGGACTCTGATTTCATTTCCATTATGAAGTGTGACGGTTTCTACTTAGGAGCAACAAGGTGTGTGTTTAGAGGCACACCTATTACTTGCGAGCTATCTGAACAAGACGCTATGAAATTAATGGCAAAAGGTGTCAACTGCATAGAATTAGAAAGCTATACTAAGTAGTCGGTCTTATGAAAAAGATTAGTTGGTTCACACCAAGTAACGTAGATGAAAGCGGTGAACTCTGGTACAGCCAGGGTTATTCTAATGCTGCTTTAGAAACTATACGTGCTTTACAACAAAAACAAGTCGGAGTCTTCTACAATCGTAGAGATATTCCTTTTCATGTAAACTTCTGTCAGCCTATCTACTATCAACTTAACAGAAGTTACACTGTGGGATACACTCCTTGGGAAAGCACTAGGGTTCCGTCTACATGGCGTACATCAATGTCTGAGTGTGATGAAATTTGGGCTACCTCAGAATTTGTTAAATCAGTATATGAGAAGAACAATATTCATCATAATATTTATGTAATTCCTCATGGTATATCGCCAGAGTTTGAAATTGTTGATAGAGAGTTGACTGGTAAGTTTAACTTTCTTCACATTGGTGGTGAATCAAAACGTAAGAATGCTCAACTTGTTGTTGATGCTTTTCTAGAGTTATACGATGGCCAGTCAGAATATCAACTTATTCTAAAGTATAACAAGTTCTGTGATGCAGATGCTTATGTCAATGGCAAAGTTATGCCAGCTCATAACCATCCACAAATTATCGCTATACCAAACTCTTTAGATACATACGAAATGGTGCAGCTTTATCATAAATGTCACTGCATGGTTTATCCAACAAGCGGAGAAGGTTTTGGTATGATTCCGTTTGAAGCTATTGCTACAGGTATGCCAACAATTGCAACCAATCTTACAGGTACAGCGGACTTTGCAGAAATGTCAATTCCTCTACCAGCTGAGTGGGGTGATGCTCCATTGCAAAGTCATCTTTATGCTTGCGATGCTGGTGAGTGGGCGATCCCAAGTTACGATGACTTGGTTGATCTAATGGAGCACGTTGTCGATGAGTATGAAATGTTTAAGCGGTACACATTAAATTCCGCAAGAATCATCCATTCGGAATGGTCGTGGGCGGCTACGGCTGATAAGATCATCGACCGACTGGAAGAATTTGAAAAAAGTTTCTAATACTCCCAAGTACCTTTTCTTTATTTCAAAAATCCCAGTTGATACGATAGTTGTCTATCATTTTTTAAGGAGGCTATATGGAAAACGTAATTACACCTGAGTTTGTAGCTCAGTATACTGGCAAGACTCCACCCTGGGGTTTTAATGGTATGGGCGAGATTGTTTATCGTCGTACTTATTCAAGAGATATTGAGGCTCTTGGTAGAAAAGAATATTGGTTTGAGACGATTGCTAGAGCAATCAATGGCGCTCAAGAGATTGGCGCTGAATACACAAGGGAAGAAGCAGAACGTCTGTTCGACTATATCTTCAACCTTAAGGGCATCTTTGCTGGCCGTGCCCTATGGCAGCTGGGTACCCCGCTTGTCCGTCAGATGAGTGGTGTATCTTTGGTTAACTGCTGGATGACAACTATCTCAAAGGTAGAAGACTTTCAGTTCCTCATGGACCACCTCATGGTTGGTGGTGGTGTTGGGTTTACCGTAGAGCGTGCTGTTGTTCATGATCTTCCAAAGGTCAAGGGTGTCGGTGTCATTGCTCATGAAAAGACTAATGACGCTGACTTTATTGTTCCAGATTCCCGTCAGGGTTGGTCGGCCCTTCTTGCTAAAGTTTTGGATAGCTATTTCCACACTGGTGAGTCTTTTACTTACAGCACTGTTCTTATCCGTGGCTACGGTGCTGCGCTAAAGACTTTTGGTGGTACAGCATCTGGCCCAGAGATTCTGATTGAAGGTATTAATGATATCTGCAAGATTCTTGATGGACGTATTAGTAAGAAGATTCGATCTGTTGATGCGCTAGATATCTGTAATGTTATTGGAAAAATTGTTGTTGCTGGCTCAGCTCGCCGTTCGGCTCAGATTGCAATTGGTGATCCTGATGACTTTTTGTATCTTCGGGCTAAGAACTGGGGAAAGGGTGACATTCCTGCATGGCGTGGCAACTCTAACAACTCTATCTTTGCTGATTCTTATGATGAAATTATTGACGAATTCTGGAAGGGGTATGATGGCACAGGTGAGCCTTACGGACTTATTAATCGTGACCTTATTCGCAAGACTGGTCGTCTGGGCGAAAAGATCAATGACAAGCATGTAATTGGTACAAATCCATGTGGTGAGATTGGGCTTGAAGATGGCGAGCCTTGCAATCTTGCTGAAATTTTCTTGCCTAACATTGAAAGCAAAGAAGAACTGTTTGATCTTAGCCGCCTGTTGTACAAGACGCAGAAGGCTATTACAAGCCTAGATTATCCTTACGCTAAGTCTCAGGCTGTGATTACTAGAAACCGCCGTCTCGGTCAAGGTGTTACAGGATGGCTTCAGGCTACCGAAGAGCAACTGTCTTGGGTGGGTGAGTGCTATGAGCAACTGCGTGCCTTTGACAAAGAGTGGTCAAGCAAGCAGGGGATTAACCCATCAATTAAGTTGACGACTGTTAAGCCGTCAGGAACTCTTAGCCTGCTTGCCGGTGTAACACCTGGAATCCACCCTGCCTACTCTCAGCATTATATTCGTCGTGTACGTATGGGTAGCGCTGATCCTCTTGTCAACTACTGTCGTGACAAGGGTTACGATGTTCAGTACGATGTTGGTCTTGATGGCAAAGAAAACCACACTGTTTGTGTTGTCTCCTTCCCATGCGAAACGCCAGAGCACGCAACTCTTGCTAAAGATCTAACCGCAGTCCAGCAATTGGAGTGGGTTGTTAAGGCCCAGTCTGAGTGGGCTGATAATAACGTTTCTGTAACGGTTTATTACCGCAAGGAAGAGTTGCCAGAGATTCAGGAGTGGATGAAGAAGAACTACAAGAATAAGTTGAAGTCTGTCTCTTTCCTTCTCCATAGCGATCATGGTTTTGCTCTTGCTCCATATGAAGAGATTGATGTTGATACTTACAACAAGTTAAAGTTGAAGATCAAAGAAGTTACATTTGTAGATCAAATCAATGAGTACGCTCTTGAAGATCTTGAGTGTGAAGGTGGAGCCTGCCCAATTAGGTGAGGTTTATCGGGGGTAGCTCAGCAGGCAGAGCGGTTGACTGTTAATCAATTGGTCGCAGGTTCGAACCCTGCCCCCCGAGCAACTGGCGAAAAGCGTACCGCATTGGTACGCTTTTTGTCATTTACTTATGCTTTTGTACCGAGTCTGGTGTATGATGTCTAAGATGATTGACGATTACGTAAAGAAGAAGGATCTATACGTCCCCGAGCGGGCTTTTGGTGTCTGCATTTGGATTATGGCTGATGGCAAGCCACTTTCAGACGGAGATGGTGTTCTTTGTGCTGAAGGCGTAGTGAATGATAAGAATGTTGAAAGACAGGTCGCTCAAGCCGCTAAATACTGGACGGGGACAGATGAAGGCTATGCCACATGGGTTGGTGGAGCAAGAAAGGTCACAGCTTCTGAACAAGACGATCAAAAAGAACGATTTGAGCAGGGTTTAAATCCTGATCCTTATGAAGACGTTATTGAAGCGGCTGTCAAGAAGGAACTTAATAGGAGAGGTCGATGAGATCAAATATGAGTCATATTGAAGAAGAAGAGCGAGAAGAAGTCTTTCTTGATGACATTAGTTACTCACAAGTCGTAACAAAGAAAGCTACCGATGATCCCTTTAAGAAGGTTAAGTATTCTTCTCTTTCTTCAAGGATGAAGCGCAAGGCTACTCGTTTAGCAAAAAAGTACGAAGGTGTAGATGATACTTCAAGTAAGTATATTGATCCAGAAGAGCTTGATGGCTACTCTCTTTATGATGTTGTAACGCCTCCTTATGATTTAGATACTCTTGCTGATCTTTATGACTCAAGTGCAATTCATAATGCTGCCATTAATGCTAGAGTTATGAACACTGTTGGGCTTGGATACGATTTTCCAGAAACGCTCAAATCAAGAAGGAGACTAGAAAAGGCTCAAGGTAATCCTGATCGGGTCGCTAGAGTCAGGAAAGCAATTCAAGATGCCCGTCAGGATCTTGAAACTAAATTTGAAGACTTCAATGAAGAAGAGACATTTATTGAGACAATGGTTCGTGTCTGGCTAGATGTTTTAACTACCGGAAATGGCTACCTTGAGATTGGTAGAACTAATTCTGGTGAGATTGGGTATATTGGACATATACCAGCAACTCTGATGAGAGTTCGCCGTCATCGTGACGGTTTTGTACAGATCGCTAAAAGCAACAAGATTCAAGCGGTGTTCTTTAGAAACTTTCAAGACGCCGAAATGGAAGATCCGATCAACTCGGACCCCAAACCAAATGAAGTAATTCACTTTAAGACATACTCTCCCAACAACACTTATTATGGCATTCCGTCATCTGTTTCTGCGGCTGCTGCAATTGTTGGTGATAAGTTTGCTAAAGAGTACAACATTGATTACTTCGAAAATAAAGCAATCCCTCGTTATGCAATTATTGTCAAAGGCGCAAAACTTAGCCAGCGCTCAAAGCAAGAACTTGTTAACTATTTCCGTCAAGAAGTTAAAGGTCGAAATCACGGAACTCTAATCGTTCCTCTTCCAGCATCTTTGGGCGGAGACAGTGATATCAAGTTTGAAAAGCTTGAGGCTGGTATTCAGGACGCATCGTTTGACAAGTACCGCAAGTCAAATAGGGACGAGATTCTTGTTGCTAACAGGGTTCCCGCCCCGAAGGTAGGTGTTTATGATAATGCTAACCTTGCGGTTTCTAGAGATGCTGACAAGACGTTCAAGACTCAGGTTATTGGGCCGGATCAATCTGTTATTGAGAAAAAAATTAACAGACTTATTTCTGAATTCACGGACCTAGTAACAATTAAGTTTAACCGCATCGACCTTATTGACGAAGACATTCAGTCAAGAATTTACGACAGGTACCTTAGGACCGAGGTTGTTAGCCCGAACGAAGTTCGTAATGAACTTGGTCTACCTGAGCGTGAAGAGGGAGATGAGATGCTTCCGTTCCCAACAAAACTAAAAGCAATGCAGACTGGTAGGGGACCAGGAGCACCTGAGGGTAATAGTAATAACGAATCCGCAGTGCCTAGAAAGGCCAGAGCGGACACGCCGGAAGGTTCTACCGATCCTAGAGATACTGGTGATCAGGCTGAGCGTGGAGAGAATCAAGATAATGGAGGAAATACAAATGAGTGAAGGACATATCGTCTATTCAAACACCAATTTGAGCGACACCGACGGTGAGCAAACTATTAATCATCACACAATGGCTATTTATTTAGTTAATCGTGACACTAACGATTGGGTAGAAGTTAAGCTTAATGGTAAGCACTCGGTAGTTTTGCCGGATTCCCAAGGTCATGTTCACAACTATCTAGAAGTTTATGGTGATTACAACACTGTTGAAGTTGTAACAGCAGGGGCTTCTATCGGTGTATTCGCTATAGGCTAATTACTGATAAACTTGCTTTAGAGGTTTGGTAATGGCTGCTGAAAGAAACATATCTATTTATCAAGGAGATACTTATACCCATGATGTGACAATTGCTGACTCATCAAATGCAGCAATTAACATCAGCGGTAGAACGTATGCTGCTCAAATAAGACCTTTTGCCGGTTCGTCTGATATCACTGCTACCTTTACTACAAGCATTGTGTCAGCCACAGATGGTCAAATGAGATTTAGTTTAACTCCTGCTCAAACAGCAAACATTAGTGCTGGCATCTATACTTATGATCTTCAAGAGACAAACGGTGCAATTGTTCTAACTATTATGTCGGGAACAGTCACCGTTACCGCTGAGGTCACAAGGTGAGTGCTCAAATAACTAGTGTTAGAGTTTATGCTTCTGACTCAACAACTTTGACTGTCGCGCCTTCAGAGTCAACTGGTTTATCAATTAGAGCTGGTGACACAAGTTTAATTTCTGTTTCTGGAGACACTTCTACAACTGTTTCTATTTCAAACGCTCAATCTACGGCTGTGTCTGTTACTAACTCTCAGTCAACAGCTGTAACATACTCAAATGCTGAGGCAACTATATTACAAGCGGCCCCGGCAACAATTAATTTAGGTGCAAGCGTTCAGCTATCTAGTGATGCCCCGCTTGAACTTTCAAACACAGGATCTGCTGGTACGAGCCTTTTGGCATCAAGAGCAGACCACAGGCATCCTTCGACGGGGATGTTTTTAAATGGGGGTAATTTCTAATGTCGAATACGATTCGTATTAAAAGAAGGGCATCGGGTAGTTCAGGTTCCCCGTCAAGCCTTAAAAATGCTGAATTAGCATTTAACGAAGTAGACAATACTTTGTACTATGGCACAGGTACAGATGTCAATGGTGATGCTACAACTATCATTTCTATTGGTGGTAGCGGTGCTTTTACAACTCTGACGAGTAATCAAACAATTTCTGGTAACAAGACCTTTAGTGGCACCGTAGCTCTAGGCTCGTCAGCAACAGCCGCAACAAAGTCTGCAAGCGATAACTCCACTTCTGTTGCCACAACTGCTTATGTTGATACCGCCATCGCTGGCGTTGGTGGTTCGCTAACAATTGCAGCCGACTCTGGTGTTGCTGACACTGTTACTGTTGGAACCGATACTTTAACTTTTGCCGGTGATACTGGAATCACGACTACGGTTTCTAATAATCAGATTAGCATTGATCTTGATGACACAGCCGTGTCGGCTGCTTCTTACGGCTCCGCTTCCGCTGTTCCAACTTTCACCGTCGATGCTCAGGGTCGTCTAACTGCTGCTTCCGATACCAATATTGCAATTTCAACTTCTGCTGTAAGTGGCTTGCAAGAGTATATTGAAGATACTGCCTCTACAATGATTACTGGGGCAACGCATTCTGGTATTGCTGCAACGTATGACGACACCGCTGGAACTCTTGCTTTAAATGTTGATGACTTCACCCTGACTCTTGCCGGAGACTTGTCAGGTAGTGCAACAGTAACCAATCTAGCAGATGCCACTCTTACAGCAACAATTGCTCCAAACTCTGTTGCACTAGGAACAGATACAACCGGAAACTACATGGTCAATGTTTCTGCCGGTACAGGTATCTCAGTTTCCCACACTGCTGGTGAGGGATCTACTGCCACTATTACAAACTCTGGTGTAACTTCTATTTCTGGCACTACTAATAAAATTGTTGCTGATGCATCTACTGGCGCTGTAACTCTCACGTTGCCTGACGATGTAAGCATAACTCAAGACGCAACCGTCGGTAGAAACCTGACAGTGACTGGAAACTTAACTGTTAACGGTGACACTGTAACTGTTAACACTTCCACTCTGGTTGTTGAAGATAAAAATATTCAACTTGCAAACACGGCTAGCCCATCGGATACTGCTGCTGATGGTGGCGGTATTACTTTGCTTGGTACGACCAATCATACCTTTAACTGGGTCAATGCAACTGATGCTTGGACATCATCTGAGCACATGGATCTTGCTAGCGGCAAAGAGTTCAAGATTGCTGGCACAAAAGTTTTGGATGGATCAAGCCTTGGTACGGGGATTACTGCATCAAGTTTGACTAGTCTTGGAACAATTTCTACTGGTGTTTGGCAAGGCACCGCCGTTGCTGTTGCTTATGGTGGTACTGGAGCAACCGATGCCACTAATGCGAGAAACAACTTAGGTCTTGCAATTGGAACAAATGTTCAAGCTTATAATGCAGATCTTGCTGCAATTGCTGGGTTGACTTCTGCCGCAGACAGATTGCCATACTATACTGGTTCTGGGTCTGCCGCTCTAGCAACATTCACCTCGTTTGCTAGATCTTTTGTTGATGACGCAGACGCTGCTACTGCCAGAACAACTCTTGGACTCGGAACAATGGCAACTCAAGCAGCCAGCAGCGTAAATATTACAGGTGGCAGCATTGATGGTGTAACCTTTGATGGAGGAACTTTCTGAGGTAGTTGAATGGCTAATACTATTAAGATAAAAAGATCCGGTACGCAGTTTGATGCTCCTTCAAGTTTAGAGTATGGGGAACTTGCTATAAATTATTATGACGGATTTTTGTTTTACAAAGATAACAATGGCGATATTCAATACTTTATTGCTGACACCGGTTCTTTTGGCTCCTCATCGGCGTCCTCAGATGATAATGAAATATTACAATGGATGGGGATTTAGTTTATACAAAATAAATATTTTGTGGTATTCTTGAATTACTATGGAAGATCTTAACCTTTCGTTCCCTATTGATATGATCAAGAAGGAGCAGCGCATTGTCGTAGGTATTGCTACGGCTGACAATGTTGATAAGGCCGGTGATCTTATTGAGTTTGGTGCTTCAATGGAAGCGTTTAAGAACTGGACTGGAAATATTCGTGAGATGCACGCACCTATTGCTGTAGGGAAGGCAATCAAATATGAGCCGGTCAAGATCACAGGTTCTGATGGCCAACAATACAATGCCATAAAAGTAGAGGCGTACATTTCTAAAGGTGCTCAGGATACTTGGGAGAAAGTTCTTGATGGCACCCTTCGTTCTTTTTCTGTAGGCGGCAAGATTCTGCAAAAAGATGTAGATGCTAAAAAAATGTTTAGAGGCCGTCCAGTTTCTGTAATCAAGAAGTATGAACTTGGTGAGTTAAGTCTTGTTGATAATCCTGGCAATGCCGAAGCGGTTATTGATATTGTTAAAAGAGACTCCGCCACAGACGGTCTTGATTACATTCTTAAGATTGACTGTGCTGATATTAATCTGACTATTCCTAAGTCAGTTCAGAGAATGGCTCAAGTTGGGCTTGATCAAAGAAGAGAGCATGGTCGTGGTGGTACGAGTGTCGGCATGGGTTCTGCACGCAGGCTGGCTAGAGGAGGGTCCGTATCACCAGAATTCGTTAGAAAGGTTGCTCGTTATTTCCCAAGACATGCCGTTGACCTTAGGGCTGAAGGCGCTGATCCGGGCGATAAGGGCTATCCTTCTAATGGCAGGATCGCTTGGAACCTGTGGGGTGGAACTCCCGGTTGGGTCTGGGCAAGATCAAAGGTCCGTCAACTAGACAACTGTACTAGAAAATTTGATGAGACTGACTTTGAAAAAGAAATTGCTTGTTCATGCGGTTGCGGGACTTGCGATGATGATATGATTAAGGAGTTCACCGATATGGATAATTTATTGGAACAAGTTCTTAACGAAGAGGGTCAAACCTTGGAAGATGTAGAGAAGACTTTGCAGATTGATGAAAATTATGCTAAGGTATCTCAGATGGATACGTCTGCCGATATGAAACTCTCTTTGTTAAAGAGATTCGTCAACTGGTTAACAGTTGAGGATGAGGCAGTCGTAGAAAAGTCTGTCGATATTGAAGCAGCTTCAACTGAATCTGAGGTTGAAGCGGATAACGATCAAATGGAGGATCAAATGGACATTGAAATTCTAAAAGATGCTCTTAACTCCGTATTCGATCAGAAGATGACCGAGTTCGCCGCTTCTCTAAAGGAAGAGGTTGAGGCTTCGGTTGATTCGAAGATCGAGGAAGTTGCTAAGAGCGCAGATGCCCAGCGTGAAGAGTTGGAGCAGAAGCTTGCTGCTGCCGAGACTGCCCTCGCTGAGCAGACTGATAAGGTAGAGGCTTTTGCCGCTGCTGGTGCAGTTAAGAAAAGCGTCGATCCAGACGACGATGAGGATGGCGAGGACGAACTTGTTAAGTCGGCCCCCAAGTCCTTCTGGAGCAATATTTATCTGCCACAAGAGCTAGTCAAGGCTCTAGGCTATGAGTCGTGATTAGGAGGAATATATAACATGGCAACTCAACAAGAAATTCTATCGAAGGCCGATGAAGTAACCACCGCTGTTGTCGGTGGCGCTTCTGGTGGTCTTCTCAACGCTGAGCAGGCTAATCGTTTCCTAGATTTTGTGGTCGATCAGTCCGTTCTAATGCAGAACAGCCGAGTTGTCCGTATGCGTGCGTCCAGCATGGATATTGACAAGCTTTCGGTTGGTACTCGCCTCATGCGTAAGGCTACTGAGGCAACTGATGACGGCGCAAACGCCGCCGTCACCTTCTCAAAGGTTTCGCTCTCCAGCGTCAAGCTTCGTCTTGATTGGGAGGTTTCAACCGAATCCCTAGAGGACAACATTGAAGGTGCCTCGCTTGAGGATCATCTCGCTCAGGTTATGGCTCGCCAGACCGCTAATGATCTTGATGACCTTCTCATCAATGGCAACACTTCTTCAAGCAACACTCTGCTTAAGGCTCTTGACGGTTTCGTCAAGCTTGCCCTCGCTTCAGGTACTACTGTTGACGAGGCTGGTGACAATGTTTCGCGCTCAGTTTTCGACCGCGTTCTTCGTAACCTCCCCAACAAGTACCTCCAGCGTCGTAACGAACTCAGGTTCTTCACTGGCCCTGGTGTTGTTCAGGACGCCATCTACTCGCTTGGCAACCCGAACTCCGCTACTGAAGCCACCGCTGGCGCTCCAAGCCCCGGCTCAACCACTGGCGACCTTGCCTTCCTTCAGGGAGCAATGCGTGCCAATGGTGGTGCTGGTTCGACTGGTCTTTCGCCGTTCGGTATCCCACTCGTTGAGGTTCCGCTCATGCCAGAGACTGTCTCCGGTGACTACTCAGGTGCCGCTGGTTCGCACGGTTACGTGGAACTCACCTTCCCGAACAACCGTGTTGTCGGTCTACACCGTGACATCACTGTGTACCGTCAGTTCCAGCCGAAGACTGACACCATCGAGTACACGCAGTACATGCGCCTCGCTTGCAACATTGAGAACGCTGACTCCTACGTCATCGCCAAGAACGTCAAGCTTCGTAGCGCCTGATCTTAGGACTGTTGTAGTTACATTCCTAATAGACGGGAGAGTCGGGGAGAAATCCCCGGCTCTTCTGTTGTTATAACTAAACTTATGATAATATTTAGTAGTATGAATGAGAATGTAGTGACATCAGATGCTGTCGCCCCTAAGAAGGCTCCAGCAAAAAAGACTGCGGCTAAGAAAACTGCTGCTAAAAAGGCTGCGCCCAAGAAGGCGGAGTTTAAAGAAGACGCTGTTGATGGCGATGGCGACGGCTTTGTTCAAGACGGTACAGAGCATGAGCGTCCTGCTGAAGAGCCTAAGGCTCAGAAGTCTCCTGTAAAGAAGGCTCCTGTTTCTAAGGCTTCTTCTGGAAAGAAGTTCGTATATTTTGATATGGGTGCTGCTTATGTAACTAAGGATGGCACTCGTTTTACAAGAGAAAATAGGATTTATGAGATTGATGAGGAAGAGGCCGACTTTTTACTCACACTCGATAACTTTAGGCTTCCAGATCAACTGGAACTTGAAGAACATTATAAGGAGAATAACTAATGGCTGGAAACTTAAGCGATTATCTTGAGAACAAGCTTCTTGACCACTTCCTAGCAACTGCTGCTTACACTGCACCATCTAATGTTTATGTTGCACTTATGACTGTTGCTGAGGATGATACTGGCACTGCTGGTACCGAGGTCACTGGTGGGTCGTATGCTCGCCAGTCGGCTACTTTTGATAGTGCCGCTAGCGGTGCTACTCAGAACAGTGGCAACCTTGATTTTACCGGTATGCCTGCTTGCACTGTTGTTGGTATTGCAATCTATGATGCTAGCAGTGCTGGCAACTTGCTTGTTCATGGGACTTTGACTGCTAATAAGTCATTGGATGCCGGTGACACTCTTCGTATTGCTACTGGCGACCTTGACATTAGCATTAACTAATAGGGGGCAATAGTGGAGCGCAGAGAATTTGCTGGTGCTGTAGTAGAAACTACATTATCATCTGGTATATCTGGTACTGACACAACTATTTCTGTCGTTGATGGTTCCACTTTTCCTACTGGTTCTTCAGGGAATCCTTTTGTAATAGTTATTAGTAGAGGTTCTGCTAGTGAAGAGAAAGTTTTGTGTAGTTCAAGATCAGGTAACTCAATCACAGTTTCGTCTAGGGGTTATGATGGCCCTTCGGCAAGTTCTCATTCATCGGGGGCAACTGTGAATCATGTTCTTGACGCTACCGCTGTTCAGGATATGAACACAACAACTTACGATAATCATATTTTATCGTGGATGGGGGTTTAATAAATGGCTTTAACACCTAAGAGACTGTATACAGGGAACGATACGGCTAGCACAGTCTATACCGCTCCTTCCGCCGTAGGCAGTTACTCTATTATTAAGACAATTAGCATTTGTAATACTACGACAACTGCTAAGACGGTTAGCATTAACTTGGTACCTAGCGGCGGCAGTGCTGGTGTTTCTAATAAGATAATGAGTAGTGTTGTTGTTCCTGCGAATGACACGATCTATTCAAACATGGTGTACGTTCTTAATGCAAGCGACTCAATCTATTATGATCCGCAAGATGCTAACTTAACTATGGTTCTTACAGGAGTTGAATACTCAGCATGATAGGCAGGCTGGCTACCAACAATTTTAATGACCAGAGCAGAAGGATAACAACTTCTGATACTGCTCCATCTTCTCCTGTGACTGGTGATATCTGGTATAAGACAGATGTTGGTACCACTCTAATTTATTATGATTCAACCTGGATTGAAATTTCTGGGGGCGGAGGAGGAGGCGGCTCCTCTTCTTACACAATTACTAATAGTAGTACAGATTCTGCTATACTGTTGATGGAGGTTGGTCCCTAATGGCTGCTGGAGATAGGACTGAAACTCGTTTAATCGGGCCTTCTGCTGTGGGTACTTCTAATGGTACTCTTGGCACTGTAAGTGCTTCTAATGTTTGGGTAACCAAACAAATTGTTATCACTAACACTAATAGTGTTGATGCTTGGGTGTCTCTTGCTATCGGGACATCTGATACTGCATCTAACTGTTTCTTTTACCAGCTGCCCATTGCTGGTAACGATACTTTAGTATTTGACACCGCTTTGGTTTTGACGGCTGCTGAAACTATTCAAGGTCAAGCTGATCGTTCCGGTGTAAATATTACTGTAAACGGATGGGTTAAGGAAGTCTAATGTCAATTGATGCCGCGTTAGGGCGTCTTGGCATTCAGACGGGGGTATGCACTAGTTCAACGCGCCCTGCTAACCCTTACGAGGGTCAAGTTATTTATGAGACTGATACGAATAACTTGCGTTTCTGGTCGGGGTCGGCGTGGGAAAGCAATAAGGGTGCTGTTATTTCTTCTGCGGCCCCTACGAGTCCTGCTGCTGGTGATATTTGGTATGACTCTGATGATGGTCGGGCCTATGTTTATTATGATGATGGTTCTTCTCAGCAGTGGGTTGAGTTTGGTGCTCCGCCGTCTGGTTCCACGATTGCTTTAGCGTCTTATGCTGATTCTGCGGCTCGGACTACTGCTATCCCGTCGCCTACCGAGGCGGATCTTTCGTATCTTCAGGACACGAATTCGGTTGAGGTGTATGACGGTTCGGCGTGGGCCGCTGTCGCAGGCGGCGGTGTTCGCACCACATACACGCCAGCGTCTTACATCAACATCACAGTTGGCAACGGCACCGAAGTTGCCGCCTATGTTCTCAATGGCGACGTTATGACTGTCGATTATGTCTTGGTCTTTGGATCAACGACTAGCATTGACGGTGCAAACCCATCGTTTGCGCTTCCGTCTGGTTATTCCCGTGCGACAGGTTATGACATTCCGTGCGGCTTGGCACAGTTGCGTGACCAAGGGACACGCACCTATTGGGGATTCATTCAAACAAATGTAAACGGGTTGAGCATTCATTCAGGCAACGCTTCAACAACGTCGCTGTATCAGGATGTTATTTCACCAACCTTCCCGTTCACTTGGACGACGACTGACGCAATCCGACTCACAGCAACCCTTCAGGTGACCACAACATGAGTACGTTCGATTTCAACCCTGAGTTCCCTGACGCGACCGACGATCAGAAACTAGAGCAGGTTCGACTGTGGCGCAACGTGCAACTTGCTAGCACCGATTGGACGCAGGTTGCTGACGCACCCGTAGACGCAACTGCGTGGGCCGTCTACCGTCAGGCTCTTCGCGATCTGCCAGCCGCGATTGACATCACTAACCCAGTTCTGCCTGATAGGCCGGAGGGGTCGTAATGCCTTTATCTTTCCCTGACGCCCCCTCAGTAGACGATACGTATACCGCCGGGGATATTGAATACACATGGAACGGTACTACTTGGTATATCAGTAACCGTACTGCTGATCCGCGAACATTGGTTGCGTCCGGTGGCACCGAGGTAACTTCAGGCGGCTACAAATACCACACCTTCACTTTGTCGGGGACGTTGACAGTCAGCACGGCTGGTGTGTGTGAGGTTCTGGTTGTTGGCGGTGGCGGCGGCGGCGGTGTTGGCGAAGCAAGTCAAGATGGCGGCGGCGGCGGTGCCGGTGGTCTCGTCAATCTTGCTGATGTCTATTTGACCGCTACAAATCATCAAATCATCGTTGGGGCGGGTGGCGCAGGAGCCACTGACTATGGTGGCCCTCTAGGCTCTGGCTCAGAGTCGCGCATAGGATCTATTGTTGTTGCTGTCGGTGGTGGCGGCGGTGGTAGTAATCGAAATGTCACAGAATCAGGTGGCAAAGGTGGTTCAGGTGGTGGAGGATCTCAAGGCCGACCCGGTGGCGATGGTGTTAGCACTCAAGGCAACGCTGGAGGTACTGGCTTAGCAGGCTCCGGCGGTGGTGCTGGTGCTGCTGGCACAAGTTCAGGGAGTATGGCTACCGGATCAAACGGTGGTGTTGGACTCCAGTTCTCAGCATGGGCAACTGCAACGAGTACGGGTGACTCTGGCTATTACGCAGGCGGAGGAGGAAGTGCAGGAAACACAACCGCTGGCACTGGTGGTGCCGGTGGTGGCGGTGATGGCGTGTCTAATGGCGGAACGGCTAACGCCGGTACCGCTAATACTGGTGGCGGTGGCGGTGGTTACGAATCCACTACGACTGCTGGTCCAGCAGGGGCTGGCGGTTCAGGGATTGTGATTGTGAGGTATCAGGTCTAATGGCTGTTTCTTCTACTACCGGCGGGCTAAAAACAGGGGTATGTCTTTCAACAGACCGCCCCGATAACCCCTATACCGGACAAGTAATCTTTGAATCAGATACCGGCAAAGTGTTTGTGTGGGCCGGGTCTTCATGGGTGAATATTGGTGATACGTCCGGTGAGGGTGTCCAGTTGCCTTCTGGCACTACTGCCGAGCGCCCCTCGTCTCCTTCTGCCGGTCAGATGAGATTTAATGAGACGACAGGTGAGCCTGAATGGTATTCGTCGGCTTTGGGCGATTGGATTAACTTTAGAAACGCACCAGCATTTGAAATTGCGTACCTCGTCATCGCTGGCGGTGGCGGTGGCGGACGAGGCAGTACAGCGCAAGGTGCCGGTGGCGGCGGTGCTGGTGGCTACCGAACGTCTTGGAATAACGAAACCTCAGGTGGAGCCTCTGCGGCAGAAAGTGACATTTCAATTGAGTTGTCCGGCAACTATACAGTGACTGTTGGCAGTGGAGGTGCTGGCGGCTCCGTTACATATGCTGGAAATACTGGCAGTAATTCTGCTTTTTCAACAGTGCTAGCATCTGGCGGCGGTGGCGGCTCTGGATCAACTCAGTCTGCTACTTCTGGCGGTTCTGGCGGCGGAGGCTACATTGGATCTCCCGCTGCTGGAACGACGGGCCAAGGTTTCGTAGGCGGTGCCGTCAGTGGCGGTACCGGTGGTGGCGGTGGCGGTGCTGGCGAAGCGGGTAACACTGATGGGCAGGCGGACGGCGGTGACGGTGTTGTTTCTACGATCACCGGGTCGTCTGTAGTTCGTGGTGGTGGCGGTGGCGGTGGTGCTGACACAAGCACCCTAACAACTATTGGCACTGGCGGCGACGGCGGCGGTGGCGACGGTATTGATGGCAGTGCTAATGCTGGAGATGGCACGACTAACACGGGTGGCGGAGGCGGAGGCGCCAAAAATGGGGCATCTGGAAACGGTGGTTCTGGCATTGTCATTGTTCGCTACTCCAGTGCTTATACAGCAACGGTTTCTGCTGGCCTCACCTCAACAACCACGACAGTAGGAAGCGATAAAGTTACCGTCTTTACTGCTGGAACAGGAACCGTGTCATGGACCTAACATCATCTGTACCGAACAGCAGATTTTGATCCGGTTTTTTGGTTTATTTAACCTGTAATATGCTAATATTGAGTTGAGGAAATCCTATGGGTTTAACGTCGTCTGTACCAAATAGTATTCTACAGCCCGGTGTTTGTACGAGCTCTACCCGTCCTGCTTCACCGTATGAAGGTCAGGTTATCTACGAGACAGACACCAACAACTCATATATTTATGACAGTTCTGCGTGGGTGAGGTATGTGGCGGCTGCTGGCGTCCCTATCTGGCTGAACGGACAAACCATCTCTAGTGACTACACAATCCCGACGGGTTATAATGGTATGTCGGCTGGCCCCATTACTATTGCAGACGGTGTAACGGTTACGGTGAGTAACGGTAGTGAGTGGAGTATTGTATGAGTAGGTTAACGGTCGGGTCTCTTGAGGGTTTGTCAGAGAACAGTAATGTTATTTCTGTTCCTACCGGTCATACGTTGAATGTTGCCGATGCGGGCGCTCTTCAAATCGGTGGTTCTGGTGTTGTTAGCGCCGGTTTGGTTCATATCAGTCGCACAACTATTGGTACGTCGGTGTCCTCGGTCACCGTTTCGTCAGCGTTTTCCGCGGACTTCGACGTTTATCGCGTCATCGTCAACCTTGAGGCCGGATCAACAGATGGCCAGTCGTGGTTGATGACGTTTGGTTCAACTTCCGCAAACTATTACTCAACCAAGTTCGGCTATCGGTGGTCTAACAGCACAGTTTCTGCCTTTGTAAACAATGGCGCATACATGGACATCGGCGCGTTCTCAAACGGCGGCGGCGGCAGTTTGTCAATTGACATTTACGACCCGTTCGCTACAGACCAAACTAAAGTGAACGGCACGAACAGTTACGCACGTGCGACGGCTTCAGCAACAGGCGGTGCGCTTTTTTGTGCCGGGTTTCTGAATGACACTACGTCATACACCGCCTTCACGCTTACTACCAACACCGGCACAATGTCGGGCGGCACAATCGACGTTTACGGATACGCAGGGTCTTGACGATGACTAGAGAAGAATACGAAGCACAGCATCCTGTCGGTGCCGTCAATGTCCAAGAGGATGGCGTTGTGCGCCCTATGACTGAGGCGGAGTGGACCTCATGGGTTGATAAGGCGATGGAAATGCAGGCCGCAGAGCAGGCTGAAATTGAGGCGGCTGCTGCTAAAGAAGCCACCAAACAATCTGCTATTGAAAAGTTGGCGGCGTTAGGGCTTACCGTTGATGAAATCAAGGAAGCCTTTGGTTTGGAGGCCCCCCAATGAGTACCTTAAGGTTTAATACTTGGCAGAATACAGGGGGCACGGAGGTTGCTAACTCTACGTTGGGTACCGGCAAGATTTTGCAGGTCGTCCATGCCACTTACAGCACACGGCAAGATACAACCTCCGCAACCTTTGTTGCTACGGGTTTGACTGCCAACATCACACCGAGCGACACCGCTAACAAAGTGCTTGCGTTTGCTTACATCCCGATGAGCGTAGTCGATACATCATCGAACAAGTCTGGCTATGCGCAGTACGAAATCGACCGTGATGGGACATCGGTGACTGCCACATGGAACATCGGTTATAACGCCAGCGCCACCGCTAGCCGAAGATTTAGCACCGTTACAACATTCTTTGCGCTGGATAGCCCATCAGCGACAAGCGCTCTTACCTACACCATCAATCATCGTTACCAATCGAACGGCACCGTAAATACCTTTTACGGCGACGCAACCGGCCATCTAATACTAATGGAAGTGTCAGCATGATTGACTACGCCACCATCCTCATCACCAACTATCCAGAAGCTCAATGGTCGTTGACTGGCAACGATTACGACACGTTGATTTGGTATGACGACACGCCGAAGCCGTCACAGGCTGAGTTGGATGCTGCGTGGCCTGCTGTACAGCAAGCCCGACAGGACGCTACTGCTGCTGAGGCTGCTGCTAAACAATCCGCTATCGACAAACTTGCGGCCCTCGGCCTCTCTGTAGATGAAATCCGGGCGGCATTTGGATTGGAGGGTAACTAATGGCTTCTACTATGAGGTTTGATAACTGGCAGACTACTGATGGTACGTCTATTGCTACGACTAATGCTTCTGGTGATATTACGTTTGCTGGTGGTGTTACGGGAGCAGGCAAGATTTTGCAGGTGTTGCAGACCGTCAAGACAGATACGCAAACGACTACGATAAGTGCCGGTTCGACGTTTGCGGTTAGCGGTCTGACTGTCACTATTACTCCGTCGTCAACGTCAAGCAAAGTTCTTGTGCAGGTCATGTTGACCGGTGCCGTCGCTGTCGCTGATCGGTGCGGTCTGATTCTGACCCGTGGCGGTTCGGCAATCTCCGGTGCGATCGCAGACGCAGCCGGTAGCCGAGGCAGGGTAACAGGCGGTTTGACTGACCGAGAGTTTGACCCGAATACGTCCACTTTGGTTTATTTAGATTCGCCATCTAGCACTTCGGCTCTCACCTATGGAGTCGATTTGTATAGCATTGACGGGCGGCCTCATTACGTCAACCGTGGACAAAGTGACACTGATGCCACCAATCGGTTTAGAGGTGTCTCCACTATTCTCGTCATGGAGGTGTCAGCGTGACCGATTACGCCGCTGTTCTCGTCGCTAACTATTCTGACTCCGTGTGGACGTTGAACGGTGACACCTACGACGGCCTCACATGGCTCAGCGACACGCCAAAGCCGTCACAAGCCGACCTTGATGCCGCATGGCCCACAGTCCAATACAACCAGCAACGGGCCGAAATAGAAAACCAACGTAAAGCCGCCTATCAACAAGAAGCCGACCCCCTCTTCTTCTCATACCAGAGGGGCGAAGTCACAGAACAAGAATGGCTTGATAAGGTTGCTGAAATTAAATTAGCTTATCCTTATCCTGAAGCCCCGTGATTTATGTGAATGGTTCATGTTTGCAAAACATGCCGGTTAATGAGATAATATAGTAGATATGGCTATTGACTTTCCTGATTCCCCATCTGTAGACCAGCAATATACTGTTGGTGAACGTACCTGGACTTGGAACGGTACATACTGGGCTTTTAGCATTAATGCTACTTTCACCGCTTCGGATTCTGCTCCAGCAGATCCGGCTTTGAGTGATATGTGGTATGAAACAAGTACCGGTAAGTTGTTTATTCGTTACGATGGTTTCTGGGTTGAAGTTGGTGCCGCTGATACATATCGTCAATTAATTGCTGATACTGACGGGGATACTTCTGTTCAAGTAGAGTATTCCTCTGATGAGGATGTGGTAAGATTTATTACAGCCGGAACGGAAAGAGCTAACATTTCTGCTTCCGGCATGAACGTGGCTAGCAGTCTTAGCGTTGATGGGGCTGGGGTGGCTACTACAGGTAAGGCCATTGCGATGGCTATGGTTTTTGGAGGATAATAAAAAATGGCTGCACCTAATATCGTAAACGTAAGTACGATCACTGCTAAGACCGCACAAATTAAGTTAAATAGCACTTCTGCTACTCAGGTGGTAAGTAATCCGGCTTCTTCAGGTAAAGTTTTTAAGATCAACAATATTATTGTTTCCAATATTGACGGCACCGATGCCGCAACTATCACTGTTGCTATCGAAAATCATGCAACGGTCGGGTCGGGGACTTCTACTTATCTTGCTTATACTATTAATGTTCCAGCAGATTCAACTTTAGTTTTAGTTGATAAGTCTTCTGCTATTTATGTTGAGGAGAATCATAATATTAATGCTACGGCTTCTGCCGCTGACGATCTTGATATCGTCTGTTCTTATGAAGAGATCTCGTAATGCCTA